CAAATAGGTGAAGTATATGAAATACAAAACTTAAAAATAGCATTACCAAAAGAAAAAAATGTTTTTACAGAGGCTAACCAATGGCAAACCCACGAATATCCTAAGATATTAAAAAATATTAAAACAATATTTGACTGGAAGCAATATCCAGATGATTTTAAAGAAAAATGGTATGAGTATATTGATAGAGAGTTTGCGAGGCGCCACGAAGGTTATTGGTTCACTAATAAAGGTAAAACTACTTATATTACTGGTACTCATTACATGTACTTGCAATGGTCCAAGATTGATGTTGGGCAAGCAGATTTTCGAGAAGCAAACAGATTATTCTATATATTCTGGGAAGCTTGCAAAGCAGATATACGCTGCTACGGAATGTGTTACCTCAAAAACAGACGGTCTGGTTTTTCATTCATGGCATCCGGCGAAACTGTCAATCTTGCCACTATCTCTAGTGATGCTAGATACGGTGTCCTTTCAAAGTCAGGGTCTGATGCAAAGAAAATGTTTACCGATAAAATTGTACCAATTTCAGTCAACTACCCATTTTTCTTCAAGCCTATTCAAGACGGTATGGATAGACCAAAAACAGAACTTGCTTACAGAGTTCCAGCCAGTAGGTTTACAAGACGTAAAATAGACAACAACGAACAGTTAGAGGAATTAGAAGGATTAGATACAACTATTGATTGGAAGAATACAGGAGACAATAGTTATGATGGTGAAAAATTAAAGTTATTAGTACACGATGAATCTGGTAAATGGGAAAGACCTGACAATATATTAAACAACTGGAGGGTTACAAAAACTTGTTTACGATTAGGTTCTAGAATTATTGGTAAGTGTATGATGGGTTCAACATCAAATGCTTTAGATAAAGGTGGTAGAAACTACAAAAAACTATACGATGATTCAAACGTTACCAGAAGAAACCGCAATGGGCAGACTAGCTCGGGATTATATAGCTTGTTCATACCTATGGAGTGGAACTACGAGGGATACATTGATTCTTATGGATTACCTGTCTTTGAGACACCCACAGAAAAAAAGAAAGGCCCAGATGGCCACCCAATTGAAATCGGTGTTATCGAACACTGGGAAAATGAAGTAGATGGCCTTAAGGATGATCCTGATGCACTTAATGAACTATATAGACAGTTTCCGCGTACAGAGAAACATGCTTTCAGAGATGAAACTAAACAATCTTTATTTAATCTTACTAAAATTTACGAACAAATAGATTATAATGAAGATTTAAAACATTCAAATGTAGTTACTCAGGGTAATTTTCAATGGGAAGATGGGATTAAAGATACAAGCGTTATGTTTGTTCCTAGTAAACAAGGTAGGTTCATGGTATCTTGGGTTCCTAATGTAATTCAACAAAATAGAATATTAATAAAAAATAACATGAAGTTTCCAGGTAATGACCATATGGGAGCTTTTGGTTGTGATAGTTATGATATATCAGGAACAGTCGATGGTAGAGGTTCTAAAGGATCTTTGCACGGTTTAACTAAGTTTAGCATGGAAGATGCCCCAGCTAATTTATTCTTTTTAGAATATATATCTAGACCACCTACTGCTGAAATATTTTTTGAAGACGTTTTAATGGCCTGTGTTTTTTATGGTATGCCTATACTTGCAGAGAACAACAAGCCTAGATTACTTTATCATTTCAAGCGTAGAGGTTATAGAAAGTTTGCAATGAATAGACCAGATAAAACAATGCATAAATTATCTGTAACTGAAAAAGAAATAGGTGGTATACCTAATTCAAGTGAAGACATAAAACAAGCGCATGCCGCGGCTATTGAAGCTTATATTGAAAATTTTGTAGGTTACAATAATGAACAATACGGAACAATGTATTTTCAAAGAACACTGGAAGATTGGTCAGCATTTGATATAAATAATCGAACAAAGCATGATGCTTCAATAAGTTCAGGATTAGCTATAATGGCTTGTAACAAAAATAAATATAGACCCGTTGCTGAAGTTATAAAAGAACCTGTAAATTTAAACTTTTCTAAATATGACAATAGAGGCAATGAATCAAAAATAATTAATAGATGAAATTAAACACTGGTATTAATAGTGCGTTTCCAAGTCAGATGGTATCTGAAGGGGAAAAGAAAACATTAGAATATGGATTATTAGTTGGGCAAGCTATTGAGTATGAATGGTTTAGAGGTGGTAGAGTAAATGGTAGTAGATGGAATACAGGTTATCAAAATTTTCATAACTTAAGATTATACGCTAGAGGAGAACAAAGTGTGCAAAAATATAAAGATGAATTATCTATTAATGGTGATTTATCTTATTTAAATTTAGACTGGAAGCCAGTACCTATTATACCTAAATTTGTAGATATAGTAGTTAACGGTATTGCTTCTAAAAATTACGATATAAAAGCTTATTCTCAAGATCCTCAATCTTTAAAACTTAGAACAGATTATGCTTCTAATATTGTAAAAGATATGTATTCTCAAGATCTTTTAGCTCAAGCAAAACAAAATACAGGTCAAGATTTTTCAAGTTCAAATATTCCAGCGGCTGATCTACCTAGAACAAAAGAAGAATTAGAACTACACATGCAGCTTAGCTATAAACAAAGTATTGAAATAGCTGAAGAAGAAGTAATAAATACAGTTTTAGCCAATAATAAATATCCTTTAACTAAAAAAAGAGTTATTGAAGATATAACTACAATAGGTATAGGTGCTGTTAAAACAGCTTTTAATAAAGCTAATGGAGTAATAGTTGAATATGTAGATCCTTCAAACTTAGTTTATTCATACACTAATGATCCTAATTTTGAAGATATTTATTATGTTGGTGAAATAAAGTCTATGACTTTAGCTGAAATCAAAAAAAGATTTCCATCTCTTACTGATAAAGAAATGGAACAAATGGTTAGATATCCTGGTCGTGATGGTTATATAGCTAATCCTAATTATGATAATGATTTAGTTCAAATATTATTTTTTGAATACAAAACATTTATTGATCAAGTTTTTAAAATAAAACAAACTGATAGTGGTTTAGAAAAAACATTACAAAAGCCAGACACATTTAATCCACCAGAAAGTGATAATTTTGATAGGGTTTCTAGAAGCATAGAAGTTTTATTTAGTGGTGCAAAAGTCATGGGTGTTCCACAAATGTTAGAATGGAAACTTGCGGAAAATATGACAAGACCTACCGCTGACACTACTAAAGTCAATATGAATTATAATATTTGTGCGCCTAATTTATATCAAGGTCGTATAGAATCTTTAGTTAGTAGATGTACTAGTTTTGCAGACATGATACAATTAACATCGTTAAAATTACAACAAGTAATTCAACGTATGGTTCCAGACGGGGTATTTGTAGACGTTGATGGATTAGCTGAGGTTGATTTAGGTAACGGAACAAATTATAATCCACAAGAAGCATTAAATATGTATTTTCAAACTGGATCTATAGTTGGTAGATCACTTACGCAAGACGGAGATCCTAATAGAGGTAAAGTGCCTATTCAAGAATTACAATCATCGAGTGCTAATGGTAAAATACAATCATTAATCAATACTTATCAGTATTATTTACAAATGATAAGGGATGTTACTGGGCTTAATGAAGCTAGAGATGGTAGTCAACCTGATAAAGACTCTTTAGTTGGCTTGCAAAAAATGGCAGCTAATGCTTCAAATATTGCGACTAAACATATATTGGATTCCGGTTTATACCTTACATTAAGAACTTGTGAAAATATTTCTTTAAGAGTTGCGGACGCTTTAAATTTTGCCTTAACAGCAGATTCTTTAAGACAAAGCATATCAACTTACAATGTGGAAACTTTAGATGAAATACAAAATTTAAATTTGCATGATTTTGGTATATTTTTAGAATTAGAACCAGACGACGAAGAGAAAGCTCAATTAGAACAAAACATACAAGTTGCATTACAAACTCAAGGTATTGATTTAGAAGACGCTATAGATATTAGACAAATAAAAAATATTAAGCTAGCAAATCAAATGCTAAAGCTTAAAAGAGAGCAGAAAAAGAAAGAAGATCAAGCTAATCAAAAAGCAATGATAGATGCTCAGGCTCAAGCTAATGCAAAAGCAGCTGAGCAAGCGGCTATGAATGAAGTTGAAAAACAACAAGCCTTGGCTCAAACAGAAATACAAATTGAACAAGCTAAGTCTCAATTTGAAATACAAAGAATGGAACAAGAAGCTTTAATTAAAAAACAAATTATGGCTGAACAATTTCAATACGATTTGCAATTAGCTCAGCAACAAAATGCTGGAGTAGGAGAAAAAGAACAATTTATAGAAGATCGCAAAGATAAAAGAACCAAAATACAAGCTACACAACAAAGTGAGTTGATAAATCAAAGACAGAATGACAGTTTACCTAAAAACTTTGAATCATCGGGATTTGATACATTAGGTGGTTTTGGTACTGAAGAATTTGCTCCTCAATAGATTATTTATTAATTTTTATTATATTATATTATGTCAGAACAAGTAAAACAAGAAGGCTCGTTTAAAATTAAACGTAAGCCAAAACAATTAGACAAAAAAGACAATAACATTATTAAAGTCGATTTATCTAAAAAACAGGAAGAACCTAAAAAAGAAACAGATGCCATTCAAGTCGGAAAAACAAAGAAGGTGGTTGTGGAAGAACAAACCGGAGATAGCCCTAAAGTGGACGAACGAATACCAGAGCCCAGCCCGGTTTCTGAAATTAAAGAAGAAGAAGAAGAAGTAAAACCTATTGAAGAAGTTATTGAAGAAGAAATACAACAAATAGGGGAACAATTAGAAGAAAAAGTTATTGCTCCAACGCCTCAAGAGGCTAGAGAAATAGCTAAACTACCTGAGAACATCGAAAAAGTCATAGACTTTATGAAAGAAACAGGTGGAACATTAGAAGATTATGTTAGATTAAATGCTGACTATTCTAATGTAGATAATGATACTTTATTAAGAGAGTATTACAAACAAGCTAAATCGCACTTAGATTCAAGTGAAATTAACTTCATGATTGAAGATAATTTTTCATTTGATGAAGAAGTAGACGAGGAGCGTGAGATTCGTAAAAAGAAACTTGCGTATAAAGAAGAGGTTGCAAAAGCCAAAGGACATTTGGAAGGTTTAAAAAGTCAATACTACGAGGAAATCAAGTTGAGACCTGGTACGACACAAGACCAACAAAAAGCTATGGACTTTTTCAATCGCTATAATGAAGAGCAGAACACAGCTCAACAACAACATGAAGATTTTAAATCTAACACTAAAGATTATTTCTCTCAAGATTTCAAAGGTTTTGACATCAACGTAGGAGAAAAGAAATTTAGATACGGAGTTAAAAATCCAACTGAAGTTGCAACTAAACAATCAAATGTTTCTAATATAATTAAGAAGTTCTTAAATAATGATGGAAGTGTTAAAGATGTTAAAGGTTACCACAAAGCTATGTATGCCGCTGAAAACGTTGACAAAATTGCACAACATTTTTATGAGCAAGGTAAATCCGATGCTACTAAAGATATTGTTGCACAATCCAAAAATGTAACAGAAGATGTTAGGGTTAGCCCTAATAAAGAGGTTTTTGTTGGAGGATTAAAAGTTAAAGCTATAAGCGGTCTTGATTCTTCTAAATTGAAGATTAAAACAAGAAAATTTAACTAAAAAACAAATTAATTATTATGGGACAATTAACTCCTGTGTTTGGAAGCATTATACCTTCTCAACAACAATTACTGCTAGCTAATAACTATCTAGCATTTAACGCAGGTGCAAACGATTTTGCACAACAATACTTACCTGAGGTTTACGAAGCTGAGGTAGAGAGATATGGAAACAGAACTTTAAACGGTTTCCTAAGAATGGTTGGCGCTGAAATGCCAATGACATCTGATCAAGTTATCTGGTCAGAACAAAATAGATTACATGTTGCTTACAGTAATGTTACTCAAGCTACTGCTACTACACTTACTTTTGTAACTGGTGGTACTACTACAGTTCAAAATGCTATTTTTCCAAATGATACTATAGTTGTAATGAACCCTTTAACTGGTCTTACAATAAAAGGTGTTGTTGGAGCAAGTAATAATGCTGCAAATGGTTTATTAGCAACAATTACTGCTTATCCATTTACTGCTGCTAACTGGGCGGGATTTGCAGGTGCTGCAAACCTTAAAATGTTTGTATATGGTTCTGTATTTGCAAAAGGTACAGTTGGAGCTATTGGCCAAGGTCTTGCTGGAGCTGCTCCTGCTGCTGGATCTGTTAAATCAATCCAACCTTCATTTACTCAATTTTCTAATCAACCAATTATCATAAAAGATTCATTCCAAATTAATGGTTCTGATATGGCTCAAATCGGTTGGGTAGAAGTTGCTACTGAAGATGGTACATCAGGATACTTATGGTATCTAAAATCTGAGTCTGAAACAAGATTACGTTTTGATGATTACTTAGAGATGTCAATGGTTGAAGGTGAATTAGCTGCTGCTGCTGCAGGGGTTAACTTCGCGGCTAGTTCGGTTAACGTACCAGGATTTACTGCTGCTGCAGGAGCTTCTGTTGCACACGGTACTCAAGGTCTTTTTGCTGCTATTCAAGCAAGAGGTAACGTAATGGCAGGCTTCTCTGGAGGTACTGGTATTTCTGATTTTGATCAAGTACTTAAGAATCTTGATACTC